GAAGTAAACAGGCCCGCCAGAGCGGGCCTGAAGGATCATCTGAGAAGTAAACAGGCCCGCCAGAGCGGGCCTGAAGGATCATCTGAGAAGTAAACAGGCCCGCCAGAGCGGGCCTGAAGGATCATCTGGAAGTAAACAGGCCCGCCAGAGCGGGCCTGAAGGATCATCTGAGAAGTAAACAGGCCCGCCAGAGCGGGCCTGAAGGATCATGAATCATCGAACCAAATTTCAATCAGGTTAAAAATCAGTAGGATGAATTGAATCACAATAATGATAATCATCCGGAATACACCCAACTTGGCGGCTTGCGAACGATAGTATCGTTTCCAACAAGAGGCATAATTACCCCAGCGAGATCGTCCCGACAAGTAAAGCTAACAAAAGCCACGGAATTAGGCTTACTTTGAGTGATTTCAACTTTCTCGTCGATCAGGTCGCCGATTGCATAGAATTTTGCTAATTGTTCCGGATGAAATCGTCCGTATCGGTTGACCTCATCAGGGATATCGTTTCCTAATGGGTATACATCAGCAATGCAAGGAAATCTTCCCTGAACAGGGTTAGCCGATTGCGATTCCCCTCTTGCGCTAATTGTGATTATCTTCTCATCATAGCTTAAAAGCCTTGCGTGATTCGATTTTGTCGCCCCTTTTGCTGATCGTTCGATTAATTCCGAAGGAATTACAAAAGGTTCGAATTCAAACGTAGTCGCTTGAACAAACAACATTGATATCAAACTCATACCATTGGTTGCTGATACGATAACCGATTCGCTTCCGGTTGATCTTACATGCAATCCAGATAAAGCGTATCTAGTTGATGACTTGTCACAAAATTTTGATATCAGCTTCAAAAGCCGGATATCTGGAATCTTGAATACGACGCCATTCGAAACAATTCCGGAATCGGCTACGTGTAATTCACTCATGATTATTTTCCCTTGCTAGTTGGTTGGTTAATTGTTGGTTGGTTGGTTGGTTGGTTGGTTGGAATCATCATCAGCATAATGACTTGCAATCTCTTGCCAGTTGATTTCAACGTACGCCGATGTCAAAAGGTCAAGCCAAAACCCTTCTAAGCCTTGCTCATAAGGGTCCAATTCTTGGCATAAGAATTCAACGATCTGCCCTTGCCTTGCGTGGCTTCTTTCCAGTGCCTTGACAAGATATTCATCTTCCTGAATCCATGTGAACGCAAGCCAAGTTTCGTAATTGGTCCATCCGTTGTAATTCTCTTTGCTCATGACTTTCTTTCCTTTCTGTTGACTAGTTTCCAGTGGAACGGCTCCACTGTCACAAGTAATATACGCTGATTTTCAAGGTTTTGACCAACATTTATTTTCTTACTGCCCAAGAGTTTAGGTGCGTTTTTACGCACGACTCCGAGGCCCGATCCACGTTGGCGAAAATCCATCTGTGGCAGTGTGTCACTGTGTCAGTGTGTCCCGATATCCTGCCTCACAGGCAGGTGGTCGTAAATCTGTAAGTGACAGTGTGTCAATATGTTAAAGTGGCAGCGTGTGGCAGGGTGGCAGAGATGTGGCAGGGATTGACAGATTTTGAGGTGATTCTGAGCCAGTCTGGCGGGTCAACGACCCGCCGAAGACTGAGACTGATGAAGCTCATCTGGGTGAGCATGGGAGACCGTAACGAGGACGTTCTGGCGATGAACCAAAATATAACTGGTTGGTTATGCGTAACTAAAGATTTTGGACTGGTCAATGATAATCCGATCTTACACGATTGGTCTAAAATGGCTGAAAAATGAGGGCGAAACCGGCGCGACTGGGGAGGGATAACCTGTTATTTTTTTGATTCAGTGGCAGTGTGTCCATTACTCCCCCCACCCCTGATCTTCGATCAACCATCGCTCACAAAATTACACTAACTCTATACACCACTTATACTTATGCACTGTAAGCACTTGCGCATGTCTATGGACAAACAAAATCGCCCTCCGACCTGGAGGGCTTAAAGGATTAATTAGGCGTTATTATTGCTTACTTAAGCACACCGATTAGTGTTACCTCAAGATCTCATTCTTCGGTGTTTCGATTAATAATCGAAAAGATTTTGTCGGCATAGGTTTGCTCAGGTTGCGTACCATCTGCTTCAGGCCCCTCGGCCTTCAGATCTTTGATCTTCTGGCCGATTGCACTGGCAAGCTCATAGGTATTCTTATAAGCCCCTGACAGCGACTTGTTAGGTATTTTGTTCAGAGCTTTCTCGGCTTCGATCAATAATTCGACGGTCGTCATGGTCTGCCTCTCAATCGTACTGCTTTTCGGTGTAAAACTTGAGATTTACAATCGTGTTAAGCCTGTCATCAACCGGCTGACCAGACCGACAATCCCATGACCAGTTCATGTCAGTGTCAACTTCGCCCCAGTAATCGCTGGCATCTTCAATAAATTCCAAGGCATGTTCAAAGTCAGAAACATCAAAATCCTCGAAATCCACTTCAAGCCCTGTCGGGTAGCCATGACTGACGAGCCAATAAGACTTGATTTCGTTCTGCTCCATCCACTCCAGCAAGTCACACTGGCTTGAGACCACCTCAGTGATCTCAAGACTACCACTATCAAGATCGGCTTGATATCCGCTCAGGTCAGCACCTGCTGCTGCCTGATTATCCCAGTCTCTCAGATCACCGATCGACTTGAGTGCTGGATCTGCTGGATCATAAGCCCATCGGCTGGCGATCTTATCGCCAACCAGCAGCAGAAGGTCTGTTGAGTTATTCGACTTGGCAATTGCTAACTGATGCATAATTCTTGCTCCTATCCTGAAGATGTTATGAGATTAACTTGTCGCCTTATATAGGTCAATGTTTTCCCCGACATCAGTACTATATATAATCTGTGTTGACATGTCAACAACTTTACTAATTATTTAATTTTATTTTTTTAGCCGACCTGCCTGAAACCACATCTACGTCAGGCCCGCTGGCCTGACTCCGATTCTCAGGAACCATCGACAGGATGTCTTCCACGACAGGATGTCCTTCAATGAGTATCCCTATCTTTTCGAGATCCCATACACCTAAAAATACCACTGTATTGACGATGTGCCTTCGGCACGAGTCGTGACTCTTCGCATTATGTTTATCTTGAATTTTGACTTTAGAACATTCCATATATGTTACGACTTTCAACATTTCATAACTTCTCAGTCAATTTGTAATCTGGACTATTCTTAATTTCTCTTCTATCTATCTCTTGATTTAATAAAAATTTTGTTGCAAACAGGAAATTCATAATTAGTAGGTTTGCAAACCATGACGCTTACCCTATATGGAGACACCAAAACAGACAACATGACATGTATAAGCATGCAACTTTTTGTCAAAAACAAGCATAATCCACATCTTTAACCGACAACCAGACCATAATCCAAACTTTCCCATCAAATCAACATTGACATGTCAACATTAAGATGATAAATTCCTGTCGTTGTGAAACCGTGACACCACCTTTCAAGAAATGTAAAAGGAAAGTTTACCAGTGAGCTATCAACCTCGACCCATCACATATAACACCAACCTTTCCGACAAACTGGAAACGCTCAAGAATGAGTGCCAAGCAATTGGCCCAGATTGGGAGTTCGACAAAACAGATCCTGAGACAGGCATCCATTGCTTCGCAATTGGCTACGGTATCGCCATAGCAGACTGGAGGACCATTTGGAGAAAAGTGGGATGGAAGGCTGTTAAAGACCACTACCCTTTATGCATATCAAAATCAAAAGTTGACCACACGACAAAGGATTACATCAACAAAAACATTCAGAACCTGTCAAGGTTCCACAAAAGCATGGTGAAAACAGCGGAATTGATTGCTGACATGACACATGAGTCTATTCACGCTGAGTCTGAACAGAAGAAAGCCCAACAGGAGCTTCGCAAAGCAGACAAAGAGGAAATCGAACGCCTAAAACTCGAACCTACTCCTGATGTTATCACCATTTCCGTTAGAAAGTTCCTTCAGGATAACCATTTGCAATATCACAGGAAGATGTATCGGGATACCACAAGGCGATGCGGAGGAGGCGTCATATACGCCAACATCTTTCTCCCTCATTTTTACGGACACAGGATATTCGTGTTCTTAAGAGAACTTACTGACAAAGAAAAGTGGATGATCGAAAAGGGGAAACAAAAGAACCCTCGCATTATATCAGTTGTCATCCCAATCACTCTTTACGACTCTGCATCCCTTAAACAAATCGCAGTCCTCGTTAAAGAAGAAATTACAAAGTTTGAGCCGGCAGTAAATTCCAAGCCAACACAGCAAGTTTCTTAGAAACCCCACAGGAGACCAACTCATGACTCAGCATGAAGCCGAAACAGCCAAAGCTATCCTCGACTCATTCGACATCCAATCCTCAGTCCACTGCTGCATCACGGGTGAAGACTGGTATATCCATGTCAATGACAAACTCAAAGACAAAACAGTCCGCTTCGATATCTACGACTTCTGGACAGTCAGACAATCCCTCATCGAAGCTATGCCAGAAAAGATCCAAGCCAAACGTCCTCGACTGTCCATCATGAGACTCATCAAACCATCAACCAACTGAGGACATATTCATGATCACACCGAAAGAAAGATTCGAGCGAGACAAAACCATCCGCAAACACCAACTGGACAAACTCGACATCATCCAGTCCGACAGAAAGATCAAAGAGTTCCAAGAACTCGGCTGGTCAATCCATGTCGAAACCATTGTTCCATTCAAATCCTTTAGAGCCGATCTCAAAACACCCTCAGGTGTCTTTCATTCATCCACCTCATCAACCCGAACCGATGCCATCGAATTGGCATTCCAGACCATCCTTACAACATTACAACAACAAGCCGATATGGCAACAGGTAAGAAATCATGAAAACAAGGGGTTCAACCAGCCAAAAAACAAAACGACAACCTTCCAAGGTCAAATCTATCGACCAAACCTCGTCGCATGACAAAACAGGGGGTTCTTCCAGTCGTCCAGACGCTCAAATCGGCTCCAACGGAGTTTCAATGAATGCCTTCGGCCAAATAACGGAAGAACAAAGGCAGGCAGGTCTCGAAAAAGCCCGTCAATCCCGTGAGAACCGCAAATCATGGCTAAGATCCTGCACAAAGACATACGAAGTCCTCGAAGCCAGGCATCCCAACCATGCCAACAAGATCAAACAATTAGAATCAGGTAGCCTAAAAGCTGCTATCAAACTCAAGTGCCTCGGTTGCACTCTGGGTCACATGGAAGAAATTAAGAACTGCTCAGTTGTCTCCTGTCCATTGTGGCCTGTCAGGCACTGGAAGAACACCGAAGGGGTTACAGATGACCAATCTTAAGGACAACGTCAAAACATTCTTGGAATCAGCAAGTCTCAGCACCAAATACATGGTCGATTCTGCTGTGTCCAATGATTCCAAGGCTGTGAGAGCCAATGCCAGACAGATCATTCTAATGGCCGAGAAATTGATTCAGCAGATAGAGGGGGAGAGGGGATGAAGATCTATAAAGTCACTGCGGTAAGAACTGCTGAGTACTACATTGCAGTCAAGGACAACCAGGTCTCGCTCGTTATAGCAGAGAACAACTTAGAAGATGCGTTTGATTTAGCTCAGACACGAAGCATAACAATGCGGGAAATGGATGTTTTTGATAAAAGGCTCGACGGGGTTGATATTTACGGACTTGACTTCGATGAGCTTGATGAAATCCGTGAACAGATGAGGGGTGAGAAATGAGTGATGAACAACCAACTTATGACGGAGTGGAATTGGTCGAAGCAATCTTTGCTGTTGAGCAAGCCATTGAGGCATTGGCTCCATTTGACATCAGTACAAGCCATTTACAACAAACCTTAGTGCAACTTAGATCAATCCAAGACCCTTGGCACGAAGCCAAGCAAGCAATGCAGCAGCATTTAGAGCTACAAGCGTCGAACAGAGTCAAGGGCGTTGCCCAGTACGCACAGCATCTTGAGCAGGAACTGGCTAACCGCAAACCATTATGGATTGTCCTCCCTGCTGACGACAACCTGCATTTCCGGCCTAACGGTGCGATCGATCAATATGTGTTCGTGCAAAAAAAAGCCGCAGAACATCATCGACAAAATGCGGCAAGTCCTGACGAGTATCGAGTTCAAGAGGTTTGGGGTAAATGAAATGAACATCGAAATCACAGAATCCAAGCTGGCTCAGTTCCACAAACTTTTGAAATATTCGGGACTAGAAGCCTCTGTTTCTCCAAAGGATATTAAGTATGTTGCTGAATGCCTTGTTAGGTCCAATATCGTCAACCATTACTCTGATGACTTAACAGCAGCGTATATGGCAGGCGTAGAGAACGGGAAGCATCGGTCAGAAGTTGAGATTAAGAGATTGCATCAGGAAAATCAGTCTCTGAAGAATGTTGTGAAGGAACTTATAGGCAATACTCTTAAGTGTGACGAGGATGTGGAATCATGAGTACACTCGAAGAGCAAAACAACACCCTCCGAAAAATCATCGGCGAAATCTGGTGGATGGCTCAGAGGTATGCCAATGGCCGAAGCACTTATGCACCCTCTATGTACAACCAGATGATAGACCTCGCCATCAAAAACGGTGTTAAACTTGAAGCAGACGAGATTTACGCTGAAGACGGCGATTTTGGTAAATGGATTCCAGAGCGTCAGTGTTTTGAAAAGGAAAGGATAAGGTAAAAATTTCACAAACACCGCTTGCGCATTCGCAAGAGACATACTATAGTTTCTCTGTTGTCAGTTGATTAACTTCTAGGAAAGGAAACGATAATGGCCGAGTTTCAGTTGTTTGATGACACAGAGCAAGGGTACAAAGATTTTGTTCAACTGGTTCACGACAACTTTTTTGAAAAGCGTGACGTTGACAGGGCTATCAAAAGAGCGATAGAAAATGTCAGATTGTACCTCAAAGACATGGGTCCAAACGATGTTTTCTTTGATGATGCAGAGCATCAGTCCATAGTCTTTTGTAAGTACCTTGCCAATGAACTCGCTCGAACTTGGAATGTCTAGGATCTGTAAGAAAAACAACCCAATATTCCTTACGCCCCGAAGTCTCTTCGGGGCTATTTTATTAATGCCCATGAATTCTTTTGTGGCATCGTCGGCACACTGCTTTCAAGTCTTCAGGAGTCTCTTTCTGTCGTATAGACTCACCCTTCTCGTCAAAGTATCTCAGGTGGTGCATGTCTAGTGAACTATCAATGTGGCTTACGCCACACACTTCGCACTTGTAACCAGCCCTCTGCAATACTGCTTTTCTTACACTGGGATAGATGAATTTTTCGTCGTACCCGAAGTGCTTGGCTTTCTCGAAAGCCCAATAGTCATTGATCTCCGACTCCCTCTTCGCCTTGGCCTCTTTATGCTCTCTTAACACCTGTTCGGCTTCTGCGAGGATATCTTCTAAGATACACCCCTCTCTCTCAGCCTGTTCTCTTGTCGGTGGTTTTACATTTGGGTCAAAGAGTTGCCAGTAAGGATATTGTTTTACGCTAAAAAAGGCGTCGAACTTACTCATCGCTCACAACTCCATCACCTACACCGTAAGGCATATAATCCCTTTGTGGAAGAATTGGTCGATGCTGACCAGCATCGACAAGCTCGTCAAAAGTAGGGTCGTAAACAGTATCGTTACCGTCTATCCCGTGATGCTCATTACGTCTTTTGATTTCGGCCAAGAATACTCGTTCCGCAGGCTTCCCTAAGACTTTTCGAGCATCCGTAATTTTGCAGATCTCGCAGATTGTCGCCGTGTTCCCAGCAGTTGATTCTGTTGAGCCATCAATCACAATAGTAAATAGCGGTGGCTCATCGTCACCGCAGTAAAGGCACTGATTTTTGTCACGACTGAGGATCTTTGACCATCTCATAATGCCGAATCCTTAAAAACAAGGCATCGAGTCTCTTTTAACCTCTTAATAGCCTTCTGGCATGTTTCAGGATCGGATTCGCATGCAACTGTTTTTATCCCCAATTCCCTTGCTGCCACCGCAATCGAGCATCCACCAGCAAAGGGATCTGCAATTATATTAGGCTTGAGCCAATACAAAAGATCCTTAATCAACTCAACTGGCTTCCCCCAGCAACCCATGATTCCAGAAACATTTCTGGGGTATTCAAGCACACTGTTTAACGCTTTACGTTCTTTAGGTTTATAAATCCTTTTTGCCATTCTGTCTCGACCAACGCAGCCAAAACCTTTGCTTCTCGGAGTCCTATCCTTATTCAGTTCTCCCACATAGACCGAGTCGGTTTTCCCGTAAACCAGAATAGATTCATGGGTGATTCTTGGCAGGTTGTGGCTAACCCATCGACCGTCTTTGAAGTGCCAGATCAATTCTGATCTTGGCCTCCCATAAGCAGACTCAACAAAAGACCTGTTCTGCCAGTTTGTAAAACAAACCTTGTTCTCAAAATCCCATGGCTCATGATATTTCCAGATATCAAAAGGCGGGTCCAAGAAAAGCACATCCGCTGAACTGAATACATCCTTGATTTCCAGCGAATCGCAATTGTAAAGCGTTACATACTCATCCTTGTAGCAGGGTTCATGATCCATTTCGCCCTCAATCTGCAGCCCGATACATTCTGTGTACATGGCAACAGATCATAACAAAGAGATTTTAAACCGCAATCACCTTTCGCATATTCCCGCACAAAAACGCATAGCCTAAAGAGATTGAGTCCACGCAGTCATCATGGTCATCCGCTGTTGTGCCAGTAAAACTATCAATCTCATCGAAACAAGCTGATGTCCAATTGCCCTGCACGTAAAACACTTTTCCTGCTGCCGCAGCTTTAGCAAATGGCATCGCTCTGGTGATCTTGGATGAACCATGGCTTGACCAACTGACTCTGCGGCCCTGTAAAACATTAAGCTGATGGCTCAAGAGCCTCTTTCCAGCAGATCCTGGCTCAACTTCAATGCAGATCGTAACAGTCGTCCCATCCTCATCAGATGTCTTGACAATCTGTGGATCAACCTGATCCGCACTGTACTGCTGTCTTATCTGGTCGATCAGAATGACTTTGTCTGTGCCTGGGATCAGTCCCATGAGAGTTCCTACAGTGTAGTCTGATCTCCGGCCAATTGTTGCTGCACAGTCCCACGCTCTGCACAGGATGAGTTTCTCAGGTATTGATCCTTCCCATGGTTTGATCCACGAGGACTTCATGAGTGTGCCTTCGGTATCGACAAACAGCCCTTCAACTTCTTGATTGTAAAACGCACCGTCATACGACGCCTTCAAAGACTGCACGAAAAAATCAGGATTGAACTGGTTGGAATATGTCGGCGCATGAATCATCTCGGCAACACCTGCCTGAATAACCCTGTAAGTCCAGTGGTTTTTGCCTCTCGGGGTGAATGTCATCCACATCTTTCCGGGCTGTTTACGGAGACGACCCAGAAGAACCTTGTATACATCTTCATCCGAGTAACTGGCCTCATCCATGTAAGCTGCACCAGCATTGGTTCCCCGCAGTCTGTCAGGCTTATCCGCAGATCTCCAGAGGATTGTCCGATCACCTTTGACACGTGTCTCCATATCTGTCCGGTTGTGACTGATAATCAGCCCAGAGCTTGAATATAGCTCTTCAAACATCCTATGGGTCGAGTCTTTGAGGATCGTGAATGTCGGTGCAACTACAATTGTAAGAGTGCCTTTCGGCTGATTCATTACCTCAACAATGCCTGCACGGGTCTTACCTGCTCCAACACCTCCGACAAAAGCTCTCTGTTTGGCTGGCGAAGTCCAGAATTTTAGCTGTTGAGGTGTGAATGTCTCAATGTTATGAACCTGTGTCCGACCCTTCTTTGTTCGCATCTGGTGGAAGATCGACATTTGATCCATCCTTGCCAGCTTCAGGTCTTCCCTCTCCAGATCCAGATTGCTCGAAGTACTTTCCGACACGTTCATGGTCCTTATACTGAGCCTGCATTTCCTGAGTGATCTCAGCGATAGTCTTGCCAGCAATCCTTTGCTCAACCGAGTCATTTGCAACCATGCGATCCCAATACTGGAGCTTCACTTCAGGTTTCGCAAATTCCATCCCTCGGGTTCTTTCCAGCCACCATGCAGCAGCAACCCAAACACCCTTTTGTGCCGCATCAAGCACAGCTTTCACGCACAAGTCCCTTGGTGTATTTTGGGCGTTATTGATTTCCCTGCGTTTCTCGGGGTTCTGCTTCAGGTACTCGTAAAAAATCTTTCGATTAAAGCCTAATGCCTTGCAGATTGCTGTAATTTCGTAGCCGAGATGGCAAGCCTCGATCACTTGTTTCCAATAGTTCTCAATCTTGATCTTGCCACGATACCTGCGGTTTTGGGCGAAGGCAGGGACAGATGTGATCCGCTCAAGGTTCTCTTCAAAGTTTTCGGACAAACCATAGCGTTCTTCAGGCGACAATCGCCCATGGGTTGACTCGGTTTTGACCTGTTTTGCAATGATCTTCTTCTTCCTGACTCGCTTAGGCTTTCCTTGCTCAGGCTTATCAGGTGATGGGGTTGAGTTGTCTTGCCCACTCACGCATGGCCCCTTTGTAAATGCTGGTTTCAGCCGACTCGCTGTAGGCTTCGGCCATGATTTCTGGGATCTGACCCATGTCAACAGCGACATCAATAGCGATGTTTACCTCGACCGGATCATGGTCACTGAGGTTTAATTTATTCTGTTTTCTCGACTTACGCTTATTCGCCATAAAACCATTATAGCATGTTGACATGTCAGCATAAAGTTGGTAATCTCTGTCTGTCCGCTGGGAATCCGGTTATGGCAAGCTAAAGTCTACAACTATACGATTCGTATAGATCATATCCCCCAGCGGACATCTACAACTCTGCCAAGGATGGACTCATGGTGGGGGATTGTTCGTTGGCAGAATTAGAACGAAATTTGTACTTAGGTGCTTCGGAAGTCGCTTGTGTCATGGGATGCTCACCGTTTGGTGATGCTCTCAAGGTCTACATGACCAAGGTTTACCCACAGAGGGAAAGCGTTCCTACCGAAAGAATGCAAGTCGGATTAGACACAGAGGATTTCGTTTTAACCCAGTTTGAAAAGAAATTGGGTGTTAAAGTCACCAATAAACAGTATCGGATGACACACTGGCAGGAAGTCTGGGCTGGAGCAACTCTCGATGGAATGGCAGTAATTGACGGCAAAACTGCCGTTGTTGAAGCGAAAACGATATCGACTCCGCTCTATCTTGAAGCCCCTCTCTATTACGTCATGCAGGTGCTTTGGCAGCAGTGGATCAGCGGGGCCGAGAAAGGTTATCTGGCAGTCTGGTCAACAAAGGACATGCTCTTCCGGTATTACCCGATTGATGTTGCTGACCATCGTGAGCTTCTGGAAGAGTGTATCGCTAAGTGCAAATCATTCTGGTTTAACCATGTTGTTCCCCAGAATCCTCCTGAAAAGCGAGTCGTAGAAAGATCCGAACAGGATTTGCCTGATGAACTTCTTGACCAGTACTGCTCAATTCAAGAACAGATCAAAGATCTCGATGCACAAAAGAAAGAACTGCACCAAAGGATCATTGAATCCGTTGGATCGCCCTCAGAGCTAAGAGCGAAGAACAGTCGATTCCAGATGGATCTGACGACCCAGGTGTCAAGAAGGCTCAATACAAAGAGACTTGAGCATGATAACCCAGAACTAACTCAACAGTATTACGAACAAAACAGTTCTCAGAGGCTGGTCATTAAAAGGCTTGGCGTCAAATTTTGAATGCCTTACGGAATAGGGCAGCACCAGACGGTCTTTGATAACCTGATTCGGTTTTGGGAGTGGTAACAACCTTTGCTTCGGTCTTATAGTCTTGGTTCAGAATCTCTGGCCCAGAATAAACAATCGAAGTAAAGCTAAAACTGGTCGAAGCGTTGTGTTCAGTAGTCGGTGTGGCGGCAGTCGGAATGGCCCGTGAGGTGGGTACGGGTTTGCTGGACACAATTGCTTCGATCTGGTTTTCCTCGGCCTCACCATAAACTTTTTTACAGGCTTCAACAATCAGATCGTTTGTGGTTCCACCGTGTTCGGTGGAGTAGATCTTAAGAGCCGCCCAGACGGACTCCGGCAAAACAAGGTTGTATCTTCTTAGCGGAATTCGTTTGGGCTTCTTCATAGTTGTGTCTCCGGCCTTGTATCTCCAGCCAAAATTTACACTAATAAATTCAACAAATCAACAAGAGCATCCCACGCATCATAAGGCACATAAGGGTCGCTGCACTCAGAACCGTCAAAATGCAAAAGTCTGCCGTCTAAAGTTGGAGTCTGATAAGTGATTTCATCGTCTGGCTTGAAGCTGTTAGACTTGCCGTTTTCAAGATAGTCCTTGAGCCACAACCTTGGAAGAGACGCATTATCAAAACCATCAACAATAATTTTGGCGAAATGTGGGCAGAAATCGCCTTCATAATCCCAAGAACCAATTACCCCAGCACCGTTATTCACCGAAAACACTGAACCGTTTCTTACTACCGTCATGTCAAAACTCCTTTAGTAATAGGTCACAACGGAACAAGAATAATGCACGTGCATACACTAGTCAATCCCGTTGTGGTGAAAATTCTTACAGTCCTTTTGCCTTCTGTGCTGCTGAGAGCATAAACTCTTTGTTCTGCTGGATTTGAGCATAAACACGATTAACCATCGTGAGGTCAGTATGACCCATGAGTTTGCTGAGAGTGATCGGATCAACACCGTTTTGAAGTGCCTCAGTGCAGTAGCCTTTGCGGAACGCTCCAAGGTGAGTCTTGATCCCTGTTTTTGTTGCCATCCTCTTTAAAGCACAGATCAGGCTGTTTTTGCAGTACGGATCGCCTTTCGTGTTAAGAAAGATTGGCCCTGTCGGGTTTTCTTCACACAATTGTTCAACAATTTCAACAGCCCTGTCTGTACCGAGGTAAATGGTTCTTGGTTGTCTCTTGCCTTTGGCCTCCTCACGTGGAAAAACAATGCAGCGGAAGTCTTTGTTGTAATGCCTTGCTTCAATACGGGTCAGCTCCTGTGGTCTCATTCCTGTGTCCCAAGCCAATTGAAGAAGCATCTTGAAATTTGACTGAGGAACCAGTTCTTCGATCTTCGCCATCTGTTCGGCAGTGATGTAATCAGTCCTGGCTTCAGTTGGTGGCTTAACCAGATGCTGAATAGGATCTTTCTGGATGTGGCCCTCGATTGCAGCCCAGCGGTAAAGCCTCTTGCAAGCTCTCGCAAAGTTGTGTTTCGTGTTGAGTTTCCAGTCTTTATGAGTGGAAATAATGCGATTAATATCACTTACTCTGACAAGTTCTGCCGCCGTAAACTCATCCAGCCCAAGGACTAAGTGACCCAAAAACAGGTTGTACCACTGCCATGTGTTCTCAGAACTGGTCCGAGAAAGGTCATCCATGAACAACTCAACGAGCTTCTTAACAGTAAGAATCTCTTTGGATGTTTGGTTGGCAGGAAGTCCTTCAGACATAATCTCATGCCATTTGCGGAACGCTTCTGCCTTGTCTCCTGCCAGTTTTACTTGGGTTTTTCCAACCTGTAAGTACCAAGCATTTCTGGCTTTACGATAAAACGGCTGATTGATCCTATCCATGGGAAAACCTCAATAATTCTGCCAGTAGCAGTCTTAGTGAGTCTCTCTGCCAATTTTCCTGTTTTTCATAACTTATTACAGGATATAATCTTACAAGGAAATGGGCGGTGAGGGATTCGAACCCCCGACATCCTGCTTGTAAGGTGCAGATAAACTCAACGGACTACAGGGTTTAGGAAATCCGGCAATCATTTTTGACTGCCGGCGACTACAGTGATATTGATATCGACACGATTCGGATCTGTCAATACTTTTCAGAAATTAATCTGAAGATTTTTCCAGCTCCTCTTCGAGGAGTGCTAACGCTGGCTTGATGAACGCCAGTTGAGATTTGTAATCGAGATCCAGATAAGCTGACAGGATTGCACTTACCAGACATTCTGCCGAGACAGGGCGACCTTCAAAGCTGCAACCCGAGTCAGTCAACTTTTGACAATGGTCTTTAATTCCACGATGGATTCGTGGCAATGTTCGGGCGTTGATACGTGGACCTAGTGATAAACTTGCCATTTGTTCCTCTCCATGGGATTGAAAAATCTGCTTTTTCAGCACGTCCTTAGTATCGGTAAAATATTGACATAGATCAATACTGTTTTTGTGTATAGTCTAGATCTTTTTATTTTTTTTGAAGTTAATGTTGACATGTCAACACATCCGACATAAATTGGGTCAGTCCAGTTCGGACAAGGCGTAAGACTTTTTAGATCACGGAAAGGGTATTGATGGATAACCATAATCCTGCGGTTGTAACTGTTCGAGCAGGGATTGCAAAGCGGGTTGGAAGACCTAATTTCAGTTCTTACGAGGCGAATTTGCAACTGGAAATGACCTTGGATTTGGGTGCGGTTACTGACGACAAGTTTCCTGAGTTTCTCGCTGAATTATACGGCAAGATTCAAACGGAAGTCGATGCTCAGATCGCCACGGAAATCTACAGACAGGACAACACTAAAAACGATTTGCCGATGGCAAAGACGGTTGCTCCTGCTGTTGTAACCCCTTATATGCCAACCCAGAAGTTTGGTGATTTCCTTAGAGAAAAGTCTTCTGAACTTTCTGTTGAGCCAGAAGCCCTTGTAAGGCACTGGTACAAATCTCACGTTGGTGGCCCTCTGACGCTGTTCCCAGAGCAGGGCAAGATGCTCAATGAGCTTTGGAACGCCGGTGTAATCAAGACTGAAGACTTAACAAGATCAGTGGAAAAATGTCCCGCTTACTAAGACGACAGGAGGTCGAACAATGCTGGTTGTTACACGCAAAATCGGTGAGTCGTTAGTGCTACAGGACAAGTCAACAGGTGCAGAGATTGCAAGAGTCTTTATTGCTTCTGTTGACAGGGGACAGGTCAAGGTTGGAGTCAAAGCTCCGACCAGTCTCGCTATCTGGAGGACCGAATTGATCGAAACACCAGATGGCACAAAACGAACTCACAGTTGAGTGGGCAAAAGTCCTTTTGGATCACGGGATCAAACTGGTTCCGATGTGCCTTGAGGACAAAATTCCCATGCTATCAATTAACGCTTTCCCTACAGGTTTACCGTTGGCAGCTATCCAAGACCTCGCACCGCAGAATATATCGGCTCTGACGGGAATGGATTCTCGACTTATGGTGTTGGACCTCGATGGTCCAAAGGAGCTTGTAAATGAGTGGTTCAAAGACAAACCGTCCCTTCCTCGGACTTGGATGGTGCGCACTGGCGGCGGTGGCCTGCATGTGTGGCTACGGTATCCTCACTGGGTTACCCGTGCTGTTCCCAATTGTCAAGTCTGGCGTGGTGCTGGAAAGCACGAAGAACTTGCTGTTCTGGGTAGCCGAAAACTTGCTACCTGCCCTCCTACACGATATGGGCCGAAAAAAGTGTATCGGTGGACGGGTTCGGTTAATCCGCTCACGGGCAAATGTGGTGTTGCGCCTTATTGGTTGCTACAAGAAATCTTTAAGACCCAGATAAAACAGGTCTCCAACAAAGTTGCCAGTGGTCAAAGGTTCTCAACCTTTAATTTTGCACCATCTGATGAAATACCCGATCGTTTGCAAATTCTTGTAAGTGCTGGTCTCAGACTGGCTCAAAACAAACCTAACAGTTCTGGTTGGATCAGCTGCTACAGACCTGGGGACGATTCCGACAGGAGACCAAGTGCTTCTGTGTACATGGACGGGTCTCGGGTCTGGGTGGCTGGCTCTGGGACGCTTGATTTCTGGGGTGCATTGGTTGCACTCAAAGCATTTCCAACAGTTGAAGCCGCTGTTGCGGCAATTCGAGGCATATAAAAATGAACTTCTCAACAACAGACTATTCGCAACAAAACAGCACTTTCACACAAATCCCAGTCGGACTGCACAATGCCCGTATTTTTATGATTGCATTGGTCGGGACGATTAAAAACACCTACTACAACTCCGAACAATTGACACTGACAATCGGCCTTGAGATCGCTCCAGTTGTGCCTGGTGGCAGAAACGAGATCCGGTATCACCATGTCACTGCGTCAATGGGTTCAAAAGCTGAACTTAGAAGGATCATTGAAGGGATTGAAAGAAAGACTCTGACTCAGGAAGAGGCTGGTGCTTATTCCATGGAAAGTCTTCTGGGCAGATTTGTTCAGGTCGAATTTCTGCATAACCCGTCAAAGAAAGATCCATCTAAGGTCTACGAAAAGATTTCCAAATTCTTCCATACAGAACGTGAGTTTCCGACCAAGAAGTCTACTTTTATGTGGGATTTTCACAAGGATGAACTTTCGCAATTGCCACAGTCTGTGCAACAGAAGGTGATGCAAACCAAAGAATATCAGGAAAAATACGCTCACACACCACAACCTCAGACCGCTCTTGGACAGACTGTCCATGTGGCGAACCAAATGGTTCAGCCACCGCCAGCACCTGTTCAATCAGCACCCGTCCCATCTGCACCAGTTCAACAAACCCAGTCGTTTGACTGGGAATAACGATTCGCTCCTTGCCCACGGATGGGCCTTTTATTTCATTAAAGAACACACAGAAGGATACCCGCCGATGGATTTTGATACCCACCTGAAGAAGTGCATCGAAGAAGCAGAGAAAAGCACACCAGAGGTTGAGACTAAAGCCTCAGTCCTGTCAATGACAACGGAAGACTTTATTTCCGAAGAAGAAGCTCGGTACATCCACATGTACCAACACCTTCCTGTTCATAACAGGAGAAAACTGGCTCACGATTACAACGCCTACTGTGATCTTAAAGAGGCTGTTTCTCAATTCCTTGCAATTGCCAGTGCATCTGTTCAGAACGCAACAGAAGAAGAATCAGGCCCATTACTGACAAAAATAAAGAGACCTGTCATTCGCAGTCCGAAGTACTGGCGTATTTGCGGTTACTGCAATGGTTCTGGTAGCTCGGATGAAATTGGTAAATGTAACAGTTGCGGGGGGCATGGCTACCATGTCTAGTCTGACATTCACAACTCTTGGAAAAACAAATTTCAGTCTCCATCCTTATCAGCAAGAGTCTGTTGACAAGACAACAGAGCATTTCTACGTTTCGCATAAACCTAGTGCAATCATACAGTTAGCGACTGGTGCTGGTAAGACTGTAACAGTGGGAATGCTAATCAGGAAACTGGTCGAGGAAGGGAAGGCTAATCGCACTCTCTTTGTTGTCCACAGAACCGAACTGGTTAAACAGGCGATAGACACTTTTGAGCTTTGCGGTTTGGATGTTGGTAGGGAGCAGGGTTCTGAGCGAGGTTTTTCCCTGTCGGATCCTCATGTTGTCTGCTCAACAGTCCAGACGATGAGCCGAAGGCTCAAACAGTACAAACCAACAGACTTCGATCTGATCATTTGCGACGAATGCCATCACAGTGCTGAGGGGATCAAAACTTACAACGACATCTACGACTATTTTTCAGAAGCCAAACTTCTCGGCGTCACTGCGACTATCGACAGGGCTGATAGGAGATCATTGGAACGGTTTGGGGAAGTGATTTGCAATTACTCTCTGTATGACGCAATCCATGATCCTGCTGGGCCATTTCTTTCACCAGTGAAGTTTGTTCGGTGTTCTCTCGGTGTTGACTTAAGAGGTTGCAAGACTACGGGGAAGAAAGGGGATTTTGATGCGGGAGATCTTGCAAGAAGGATTCAACCTGCGGTTGAACTGTTTGCCAATGCGATCGAAAAGGAAACGAGAGGCCGGAAAAAGATTGTTGTCTTTATGCCCGATGTTGGCTCTTCCCAGGCCATGGCAAATGCTCTTAAACAACTTGGTCATGCTGCCGACTGGGTCTCAGGGGAAAAGGACGATCGGGATCAGACGATTTACAGATACAAGAAGGGACTTCTGAGATATCTGGTTAATTGCCAGATCCTGACAGAAGGCTTTGATGATAAGCCAACAGACTGCGTTGTTCTTAAGCCGACAAGATCACGGATTGCTTATGCTCAGATGGTCGGCAGAGGGACAAGGATTGCTCCTGACAAAGATGATTGCCTCATTGTTGATTTCAGCCACACAACAGACCTTGACCTGATTGGGCCTGCTTCGCTGGCAGACTGTGACATCGCTGATCGGGATGAGGTTCAGACAATTGTTGATCAGGGAGTGGATCTCTGGGAAGCAGTCGAGAGAGTCAAGAAAGAGAAACAGCAGAGGCTTGAGATGCGGGTTCCGGTTTCAAGACTGGAACTTCAGTACCGACGGGTTGAAATCAATCCTTTTAATGTTTCGGTCAATCTCGGTCTTGTTAAGCAAATGAACTCCAGCAAAAACAGGTTCGGTGAACCACCGACTCCGGCTCAAGCCAAGGTGCTTGAAAATGCTGGTATTAAAGATCTTTCTGGAATCACAAAGCGACAGGCAGGGGAGATCATCGGAAAGATTTTTGCCCGAAGGGAATCGGGTCTCTGCACTGTGAAGCAGTTGAACTTCCTTGTTTCCTGTGGCCTAAAGCCTGAAACCGTTCGGCAATGGTCTTTCCAGCAAGCCAGCAATGAAATCACCAAGATTTTAGGGGATAAAAATGGATAAGCGAGACGATTTGGTCTTGAGGCTAACAAGGTCACTCAAGGATATGCATGAGGTCGTCAAAAAGGCTGAGATTGAAGGATTTCCTTTGCCCAAAGGGTGCGAAGAAAAGATCCGTGAATCCCATATCCAGTATCACATCGCCAGAAACCATTTGAATATGGCTGGCCTCTCCGTAGAGGAGTTGTGATGCGGATCAAAAAACCAAAGTCAATTCTGAAGTTTGAACTGGAAATCGCTTCTAAGACTGATGTTTTAGAAGTGACTGCCCATCCATCTGAGACTGGGCCAAGAGAGTTGTGGATGTTTTTTCTGCAACTGACAGAACGGGTTGAACTGGTCTTTTACCTGACAGGCAAAGATGCGGAAGACCCTGTGATTCGTGAGGACATTATTTCGTGGATATCATCTCAGGAGCCAACAAAATGAGAGAGCCAATCTGGAGTTCAATTGACGGTCAATCTTGGCAATTAGTTATTGTCGAGCCATTTCGATGCAGTATTGTTTTGATCGACACGGAAATCCGCTGTTATCGGCCAAGTGTTGTCAACATGGAAACAAATGAGAGCGTTTCTTCAGACTTTTTTGACCTTGAGAACGCAAAGGAATGGTGTGTACAGAGATCCAAGGATCTTGCAGCCAAACTAAACGAAAACACTTTTGAGATCGAGGTCTAATGGAAATTGTTGAAGTCATTCTGCTCGGGTTTATCGTGTTCCAGTGCTGGTTTAATTACAAAACCGACAAACGCATTGGAATGCTTTATGACATTTTTGTTCAAGGTATTTTGAGGAGCATAGCACATGGTGAACTGGATAACAGAACCGAAAGTCATGGTACTTGCGGCAAGCAAGATTGATGACAATCGTCTCATGGCAGATCGCCTTAATGATTACACAGATGGATGGCTGGGATCCTTTGGTTTTGGTACAAGCGACCTTGACATAATCCCTGAGTTTGCAGGGAGAGTTTGCTATCAGTCGTTTAAGAGTCGCAGACCTGGGGGCAATGAGTCTTATATACAGCACATTCTTCAGGAGGGGCATGGAAGCGTCGCCGAACACTCTGTTGTCACTCTTTTGATTACAGGCGTTTCACGGTCATTGACACATGAACTGATCCGGCATCGTGCCGGAACAGCATTCTCTGAGCTTTCTCAGCGTTATTACGACGTCACTAGTGGGAGGCTTGGCTTTGTTCTGCCACCTGATGCGATCGGGAATGAAGTCGTTACCGAAGCAATGACCGCAGAGGTTGAGAGTGCAATCAAAAAGTATGATGAAATCTCGACCCTGTTGACATCTCAGATGTCAGCAAAATGGATGGATGCTCATCCTGAGCAAAAGCCATCAAGAGCGGATCTCACTTACATCAGGAAGTCTGCAAGGCAAGCTGCAAGGGCGATCCTACCAAACTGCACAGAGACCCATATTGTGATGACAGGCAATCTTCGAGCTTGGCGAAATATCGTTGAGCAAAGAGGCTCTGTACATGCTGACAAAGAAATCAGGAGGCTGGCCTGTGCTATTGGAAACGTAATGTATTCGATGGCTCCTAACTGCTTTCAGGATCTTCGGATTGATTTGACTGATGGGTTCCCATCAGCAGGTTTTGAATATCGAAAGGTTTAACAATGACAATAGATGAGCTTGCGAAGAAATGCTTTGAGTCTGCCAAGGCTAAGGGTTTCTGGGATGAGGATCGGAACTTCGGAGAATCCATCGCACTGATGCACAGTGAGCTTTCTGAGGCTCTTGAAGGCTACCGGAAGGACCGTAAAGACGACCATCTTCCACAGCACGATCAGTGGCAGGTTGAATTGGCTGATGCAATCATCAGGATTCTGGATTGGTGCGGAGCCAAGCAGGTTCCTATCGGCCAGATTATTGACGAGAAAATGGCTTACAACGCAAACCGACCATACCGCCACGGAGCTAAGTTTTGAAGAAGTCGAAGAAACTGAAGAATGAGTATATGAACGTGAGAAGGATCATTCAGGGAATGAAAGACGGCAACGATGGCCTCATTGGGATTTACGAGCAGAAACTCAAGGGAAGGAGGTCTTACATCTGCCGGTTGCCAAGGATGCTAAAACGGAAGCATGCTTATTTTGATAACCCTATCGAGGCATGTGTACATTACAATGAAACAGTGAAATACTACTTTGGCAGCGACGCTGTTTTTTGTGACCCTTTGGCTGTTGTGAGGCGGTTTATTCTCAATGTCTAAATGTCCAGACTACTACCTTCTTTCTGATGGCAGATCCTTCCTAGAGTATTCCGAGGTGTTGACAAGGATATTATGGCATGGTGGGATCACGGGATTGCCTTACCATTGTGCCTTGTCTGCCTTAGAACACCTCTTTCGGCTCGGTAAGAAGGAAGGCGAGGCTGAGACAGACTGGGAATCATTCAAGTTCTGGTGGAATAAAGTTCCTGATCTTTCCGGCAAGGATGCCGCTCTCAAACATGTCTTTTCCGAAAGACAGAAGCTGGGGGATGTGCAATGGCTTGTTTCGCAGGAGTGGACCCAGGTTTACGGGGCGGCATTGCCATTGTGGATGAGGCAGGAAAAATTCTTGCCCTAAAGCCTATGCCGACAAGCAAGCAGGGTGATAAAAAAGTCATTAACTTTGCTGCTGTTGCTGGGTTCCTGAAGGAGTGGGAGCCGGATCTCGTTGTGATTGAGAAGGTTTCTGCGATGCCTGGTCAGGGCGTTGTCTCCATGTTCTCATTTGGATATGGGTATGGTGGCCTTGTCGGTGTTGTTGAGACTATGGGTATGCCTTACGAACTGGTTCGGCCTCAAGTCTGGCAAAAGACGACTATTGCAGGAATCGACAAGAAACTTGGTAAAGCCAGATCTGTTGTTTACTGTCAACATTATTACCCAGAGGCGGAAATTACCAAGGATGGTATTGCAGATGCTGTCTGTATGGCTATAGTAGCTAAAGACAGGTTATCATGATTTCCTGTTTTGCGTGAAAGGTGTTGGTGTTCGGCTGAGTGTTCTTATTCCTTTATGTCACGTTGAAGCCGGACAACCATGATCCATCTGAGAGCCTTTCACGTGCTTTATAAACTTAAATAATCCGTACATCTTCTTTCGCAATTTCCTTCTGCCTGTCTGGGCTGAGGATGATTGCACTCAAAAAGATAAATCTGGCTAGCTTGCCCACCACACCCACAGGTTCTGCGGAATTTATGGTTGCCAAACTCATCGAGAACCGCTGGGCCTTTCCATGCACATCCAGCCATTCGGCCTTTCTTTCTCAGGGCAGATCTGTACCATGAACCGACAATTGCCGCTCTCTGGGGGTTGTTAAAGCAGTTTTGGCAGACCTGAAAGTCTTCTTCGGACTGTTCACGATCAAATTTGTCGCAGAATCCTGCCTGTGTACATGTGCAAGTGTGGCTCATGGGTTAAATGTCCAGAACTTCAACCTCGACCGTGCCAAGTGTAATGTTCTGATATGGTGCACCGGTGACCGTCTGCTGCACAAAGTTTGCTGTCGTATTGGCTCCAACGGTATTAGCCAGCTTGGGAGTGGTTGCCTTGAACACATAGTTTGTTGTGCTGACTGGTGTCCCATAGGTCTGATAGTACAGGCTGTTGTGTATGTAAGAAAAGCTCAGGGTGAGATCGTATGCTGTTCCGTTGGCATCGCTTGTTGACTGATTGGCTGAGCTGGTCAGGCACGCATTGACAATCCTGTAGTCGTAGTCTTCCTGATAGAGTCTGGTTGCCGGCCCTGTTCCTGGTGGAGCCGTTGCACTCCAGAAGAGATTCCGGAGTCTTGTAAATCCGGATAACACGAACTTACTTCCTGAGCCTTTCACGCCAGCGTAACCGTATCTCCCAGCCAAATCTCCAATTTCAATCGGGTAGGTTGCATTGCCGCCTGATATTGTTGCATTGCCAAGAAACGTCGCTTTGATCAGGTTGTGCTGGGGCCACGGTTGGATTGTGAGTTGGCTGGAGTCCATGGTGTCGTAATAGGTTGCCGAGACGTTAGATGGTAGATTAAAGACAGGGTCAATAGAATAGATATTGGAAACCCCTGCCGATGTTCTAACGGGAAGCAGTCCTGAGCCTGTGATATTACCACCCGTATTTGGTGTCCCATCGGCATTGCTTGGACCGTCTGGAATATATCCTGTGTAAGAGATCGTGACGTTTCCGGATGACTGCTGAGTGGTTGACCAGCTAAGATTGTAATTAAAAGACTCGGTGACCGTGTTTCCGTTGGTGTCTGACCATGTGAGATTGTTAACAGGTATCAGGATTGAGCCTGAATCGTTTGCAGTTGGATCAAGCTGCTGTTTGTTTGTCTGGAAGTATTGATAATAACCGCTGCCGTTTAGCCATGTACCAAATGCAGCCAGCCTGTTTTGCCCTGATATGCTGACGCTGTAATACTTGTTGTACCAATAGTAGAAGTTTCCACCCGGTGTCTGCGGTGTGTTCTGGTATTGATACGCAAAACAAGTCTTTTTGACATCAAATGTGCCGTGAGCCGTTGTATTGCCCCATCCAGCTGAATACTCGTAGGCATAAGGCAAACTGCTGGGTTGATCGTATACAAGACCTTTGCTGCCAACTGTCTGCCATGATGGGGAAAGGGTGTTGTTGCCGTAGAGCGTATTATCAGCATGCCAGTTAACCGTAATCGGATAGGCAGGATAAGGCCGTGGATAGAATAGCCCGTACTCTCTCCACAGACCCTCGTAGGCGTCCCATTCAAAGTAAGCCTGATGTCCTGCTGTTGTAGCTGAAACACCCTGAATTGTCGTTACCGGAAAATTGGTAGTTACAAGATTGCCAGCTGGGGCAGAGATCCATTGGCGAAACTGATAATAAACATAGCAGCCGGGATAAGGGTCAACCACATTATGTCTCTTAAAAAAAAAAGAGTTGCCCAGTTAAGGGGTCTCTTACGACTGAAAGCACTCCTGACACAATTTTTTCCGCTGAGAACACATATGGTTCCACTGTTGAAAGCGGTATCTGTATCGTTGGGTCATAGGACATGAGCGGGTCATCGTCAGCGTTTCCTGACCTTCCTGTCTTTGTCCAAACCCCGTAAGCCCTGTTAAACTGGACTTCAGTCCAGTCGTACTTGTAAATCGTTCTAGAGTCTCCACCGTTTGTGAATGTTGTCTCGTATTCCTTGTCAACAGAGACCCAGAACGACTCAACGGAAGCAGACTGAGGTTCGCCTATAACCCAGTTCTTTCCAGACCTCATCAGTGATCCTGAACCGTTGTAATCCACAAATGCTGTAGCAGCACTGGAACGGTTTAGTTTGGCAGCGGAAAGCGGTTCGCCTTGTTTCCAATCATCTCTCATGGTGCAGCAATCCCCCCAGCTATCGCAAGACCTGGGTTAACAGGGTTCTTCATTCCGGCCAAAGCAATGTTTCCAGCAATGGCATTAAGAACTTCCACTGTTGCCCTTGTGTTCTGTGCGGTTTCTTCAGCAGCGTTAACCTGTCTTGTCTGAACTTCGTCACGATAGGCTTCTGGCTTAAAGAACTGTGACAACGCTCCAGCCTTCTGCCCTATCTCAACAGGTTCGGCAAAGTCAGGTGGTGCACCAATTCTTCTTGCCATAAAGTTCTTAACCAGTTCCTGAAAAAATGGTGCATTAGGCTGGTTGTTAACCTTGTCTTTGGCTTTCTGGGCGATGTTGTCAATATTTTTTATAAGGTCATTGATTTGACCGACCGCTACCCCCATGTTGTTAACACCGTCTTCGATGTTTTCAGCCACGGTTTTCTTTCTATTCTTCGGATCTACTCCGATACCAAGCCTCCGCTCAAGCCATGGACCGAAATTCATTGGTGGCACTATCATACCGGAATCTGCTGCACCCTGAAGTTCTGGCGTAGCCTCTGACTGGGGTATCCAATCGATAGTTTTAGCCATTCTTGCGGCGATCTTGGACATGGTCATGGCAACAGAAATCATGGAAACGCTGATGTTCAGAAGAGATTTCGCTAATGAAGCAATCGTATTTACAAACTCTTTTGCCCCATCAAGAATCTGCCATCTCGCATCATAAACCGTTTTAGCAAATTGCAATAAGAAATCAGCACCAGCAGCCACAGATTGAGCAAACTTCATGATGCTCTCTTCAATCCATCCACCCCTAATGCCTCTTCTCAGGTTCTCCACAGCGGTCTCAACCTCATCCGCAAACAACTTGATCTTATCGACGAAGAGCTTGAGCAGGTTATTTGTTGCGATCACAAGGAGTTTTGCAAACGGTTCTAACGCCCGACCCACATGCGTAAAGATAGCCTCAAGCTGGCCCATCAACTTCCGCTGCTGGTTGGCAAACTCGTACTGGGTTGCCTGAAGGTCACCGATAAAAGGTTTCGTCTGTCTTCCGATCTCGAAGATCAGTGCTTTTGTTCTGGCTTCAAAAGGCGTTTTTGCGTCTTTGGCAAATCCCATCTGTGCTGCAACAGCGTCAAGGTAGGGGGCCGATACTGCAACACCAATTCTTCTCAGCGGAGTATACCTTCCGGCCAGTGCAGACTGCACTGTCTTGCCCATATCGTCAAGGTTCATGTTGAGAACCGATCCGGCATCAGCAACGGCCTTGAAAATAGTCTCAGCCTGCTTTGCAGCATCATCACTGCCAGCCCCTGTCGTCTGTCTGTACTGACCTGCAATTCTCGTCATGAGTCTCAATGAATCGGAAGCCGAAAGGCCAAACTGCTCCTGATACTGCATTGATGTGTTAAGTAGAGACCGTCCTCCTACCTGACCAACATAGATTGAGGCAGCGTTTTTGAGTTCTGTAAGATTTGATGCCGCTTGAACGGCACGATATGCGAAACCGGACAAACCCAGTGCCAAAGTGCCCATTGCCGTGATGGTGTGACCGACTGCAACAGAAAGAGAATCAAAAATCTTAAGACCGGCCTCCGTGACGAGTCCGATGACCTCTGTGAGTGCTGCAACAACCTTTCCGGCGGTTCCACCAAGTTTTGCAATCGAAGAGACAACAGAGAGTGACACTTGGGCAATACCAGAGAAAGCCCTTATGACATCGGAACCTAAGTTGGTAATCCCTGTGAACGCCGCCTTAGCACCGGCAAAAGTGCCATAAATGGCATTATTCAGAAGATTGCCAGTGTCGCCCAAAGCAAAAGGATTTCTTTCCGAGCCGGGGAATGGACGCTGAAACACCCTGAATCTGGTATAAAGTGGCATATCGCCGGGATTGCCAAACTTACCGATCCAAGATGAACCTGCTCCTCCAGATTTCATTCCTGTCTTGAAGTTAAAAATGTCTTCCAGAGTCTTTCTTTGGAAAAACATTCTTCGTCTTTGAGCGACAAGAGGGTCCAGAAGATTGGTTACTCCAGACTGAGAAGACGATGCCGATGAACCACCTTGTCTAGGTGTTTTCACATTAACATTTAGCTTTGAAACCATCTTTAGCGTTGACGCTAAATTAGATGTTCTTGCGTTTGCTAAGGCAAGTTTCGTATTGAGTTTATCAATCGACCCAAAAATCGGCGACCCTGAAAAATCTGTGTTAAAAATCTTACTAATCGACTTAAAAGCAGCATTGGCTCGGTTCTTCACCTTGTTGATTGCTGCTTCAAGGCTGGCAAAATTTGATCCCGTTATCCCTACAGCCATGTTATGCGTCCTGTGTTGGCCTGTTGTTGTCGCCTACAAATCCGTAGTAAAGCAGTCCTGGGAACGTCGGGTCATTGAAGTTCATGTAAGGATACGGATACAAAGCAGTCCACTCTGGCGGGTCAGTGTCTTTGAGTTTAATCCTGTAAATGGGGTCCAGAACCGTGTCGCCAGTCACCTCGTCCTGATAAAGATAGACTTTATTTGTTCTGACAATGAATCCTGTCTGCCAAGTGACTCCCGGGTTCTGTGCATCGGCGTTAGGTTCATGGTTCGGATTGTATGTCCCGTTGTACCTGACCTGATTCCATTCCATCGTTGGATTCGCCATGAACTCATGGGTGACCTTAAAGCCGATCTTGCCAGTAACAGGACTCACAACTTCTGTCAGTTCGCATCCTGAATAAAGAACACGCCCTCTGGAATACCCCAGAAATGACTTCAGGTTGACAGCACCAAGATACATGCCCGGGGTAATTTCAAATGGCTCGACAATCCCAAGCCCACCACCGCTGACTAACTGCTGAGGGTTTCCAATTGGGCCTGCGGCAAGAAGTTTGTCGAGCGGAACCCATGGGTATGTGATCCTGTATTCAATCAGCGTTTCCCTGATGGGGAAACCTGTTGTCAGGGGATCAAGGATTCCTGGGCCTGTCTGAGGTTTTACTGGATCCGCATTGGCTGGGTCACTGTAAACAGCATTAAAGGCTGGCTGACCCGTATTATCAGTAGGAACAATTGCACTTGGGACGTTCTTGAGTGCCTGCATGCGTACAGCAGGGCGAGTGTCAACCTTTGCGTATCTAATATTAAACCTGTTGACATAAGGGTCTCTTTGGAACCGAATGTTGACCTGCCAGTACTGAGACCGGATTCTCGGGAAGACCTGTCTTGCTGCCGTGTATTCCGTGCCGTTCTTATTCCATACCGTAAGGTTCTTTCTGACTTTGCTTAGGTAGTCGCCAAAATTCCAGACAGCACCCGTACCGCTTGTCCACTGTGAATCATTAGCAGGAACCCTTGATAAGACAGAAAGCGTTGTTCCTGTTAAACCTCTGCCGACATCCTCGTAAACCTGATCCATTAGGTCAGGCCTTGGCAGGATATCGACTGATGTCGGCACGAGAGGATCTGAGAGGTTGTATGCAATAGGTTGACCCGGTTGAGGGTTCCCCAGCGTGTAGGACTCGTTGTAACCAGAATCAAAGAACGTAGCCCATTGGGCATACAGTTCCCTGTTCCAGCTTTGCAATTGCCTTACTGCCATTGGGAGCTGTGTGTCAACTGTAGTGTCGTTCAGGAGAGTCTGTGCATAGAAAGGGGCAATCCATGACTGGGTCGCTGTGTTTACGCCCTGATCATCATAGTTGATTGTCCACCCCGACATCTCTGGAACCCAGAACTTAGTATGAGAACTGACAATATTAGAGTTAACATAAAGGGGCTGGAATGCTGCAAGATCGCCGGAGATTTGCGGCAACAGGTTCCAATCGTTTCCTGCTGAAACAGGAATAGGGGCATTAGCTATTGTTAAGTTAGGCATGATACCCCTATCGCTTTATCTCAAGAAACTCTTTGATGTCGATGTCGCCCGGATCTGTTGACTTTTCAGCCATGATCGCCGCAACCTGATAAGGAGTCAGGTCCAGTACATCCTCATACCGCATGTGACCATCCACTACGAGATTTCTGATCAACTGCTGGTAGTTCAGGTTGTCCTTTCTTCCATCGTCCCTGTCTCCGCTTTTGGGTGATCTGCCTCCGAAACTGGATCTTCACCAGATATTGCAATGCTTGCCACTCTCATAAATGTCTCAAAGTTGAGTTCGTCAAGGATTGCATCTGCTTCTTCGTCGTTAACCTTGAGACCGCATTTCAGAAGTGCCTTTTGACCCTCGTATTCCGATACAAGAATCTCCATACCTTCTGATGAAGTCACTGAAGAGGGCCATCTTTTCCTGTCTACACGGGCGGATTCAATGACCTTGTCAGCAACCTCTTTTGGCAGTGACTTCACTGCCTCAACCGCTTCCAGATAGGGATTGGGTTGAATTTTTCTGATTACACCCTGTAATACGGCTTGGTCACGCATGGAAAGCTGTTTTATCACGTATTCCTTACCAGCGATGCTTACAGACGTTCCCGTGTTAGCCAGTTTGTCGATATAAAACGTAGCCATTTACCCCACCTTTCTCGGATTTGATCAATAAGTTGCAGAAGCGACTGCCATGTAGCCAGTCATCGACTGTGCGCCGGACAACTCGATTGTGAAATCAATCTTTACGGAGTCGTCTGGGGAGATTGAAACATTGGTCGTCTTGAAGAATCCGTTCACCGGATTAGCAACTGTTCCTGTTAGGACAAACGGACTATCTTCTGATGCAGCCCCAGGCTGAGTCACAGATTCAACCGCAACGGAGCAGAATCCAGCCATGTATTTAAGCATGTTAAGTGCGCCTGCTTCAGTCGAAGAGGCAATGCTGGATGCAATATACCCAGAACCTGTCACCGTACCACCGATAAGCCCCGGCAGTTTGATCTTCCATCCACCCTGACAGTTGCTGGGGACCTCAATTGTATCTGTATCAATTGACACAGAACCTTGGCTCATACAAATTGTCACAGAGATGTCGTAAGCATCAGTAACAGAGTTGTAGAACCCGAGGGTTAGCGTACTGTTACGCCCTAAAGCGTACTTGTTTGGAGGAGTTGTGGTTACTGATGTCGGCATAGTTGTTTATCTCCTTAGTGCCTGACCCTGAACTCAATACTAGACATCCAAATCCTGTTCCCTGTTAACCCTGGCTGGTCGCTGTATGATATTGATCTGTTGATCAGGGTCATGTCAGCAACGGATTCAAAATCAACTTTGTCAAAAAGCTGTATCGTCTGGTCAGAAAGTGTTTCTGATGCGGCAAGCGTTTCTGTGACTGCGGAAAACTGCAAAAGAGTCTCATTCCAACAGGTCACATTGCTTGTCAAAACAACCGGATTGCTTTGAACTACATTAATACACCCGTAAGGGGGCAAAGTGTCTTCTGGCACAGAACCCACATAAACAGGGATTCCGCTTCCGGTTTGCCACCTTGATTGAATGATATTGAACGGAATCACAGGATATTCCTATTTTGAGACGCAAACGGAACCCTGAGACCTCTCTGATACGTGATTGTCAGAACAGCCTGATCAGCAAGGTGCTTCATGCCGTTTGGGAGCCTAACCCTTAAAGCACTCTTGTACACACCAAGCAGATAGGCTTTGTTCACGTTGTACGTCAGTTTCCTGAGATACGGTCTTGGCGGATTGTACTTTGTGCCTAGAGAAAGGCTCTTTTTGCCACGTTTTCTTTTAACAATCCCCCTCTGCTTGGAGGTTGTCCCCTTGTCGTTAAACTGTTTGTTGGGGCGTGAGAACCAGCCTGTTTCAAGATAGTAAGAGTAATACTCAAGACGTTGCCTGTCTGACTTGTCGGCAAACCTTGGATTGACCTCGATCACCCTTGTGGCAGACAAAAACTTGTCTTTCGATGGGTATGGATTGATGATTGAGTTGTTGCTGTAAGCGTTGTTCTGAATGTTCTGATACCACTGGTACGCTTGCGTTGTCTTCGGGTTCGCCCGTGCGGAAGCTGATGGTGGCGTTGGTGAAGGGAACTGACGTGAAGCTCGTCCTTTGCGGAAATGAATGGAATCCATCAGGTTGCCGTCACGTCTTCGAGGCGATTCACCGGGTCTTGAAGAACCATTGCCCGTATAAGGGACGCTTAACCACTTTTTCACCATATTTACTGCTTCCTCGGCCACGACATCCAGAGCGGCATTATTTGCTTTATCAAATTCCTTTTTGTTCATAATGTAATTCTTGCCGCCAGCCGAGTACACACCTGAAGCGTTAGTGCTGACAGTTACACCTTGAGACATCTGAGCCAGAAGATTCAGTGCAGCGTCAATACTCACTCAGGATGTCTCCAGAACGCATTCCACCGTCGTATGATGCCCCAAGGAATTCCAGTCATTACATCTTATCACGTTGTAGACATGTACACCTACATGAATCTGATTCTTGGCAGAGAGACTGAAACTACCACCCAGTAGAATGTTATGCGTTGCCGCAGAACCGTCTTTCGCCTCGTCTCTGTCAATGCCACCACTGATCGGTTGCACAAGGCATTTGGCTGAAGCCACCGTGTTCCACGTCTGGTAAACACCACCCTGAGCGTCTTTAAGCGGAACCAGTTCCTTGATGGATGCCGTTTGCTTAAGAAAGCTGTTAAAGGCCATTGATGCCAAACCTCACGTAAGGCCGAAGGGTCTGACAAACAGAAGAATTCGGGTCGATGAGCAACTGGTTTGCAGATTTTGAATACGAGTAATCTCCGATCCGCTCACTGGAAAGGCTCGGGTCAAGTCTGGATTGCGAATACATAGCCTCTGTCAACATCGAAATAGCCAGTTTCACAGGAGATGGGCAGACATCAAATCCACCTGTGTACGAAATCTCGTAGTAACTGCTGTCAGGATAAATGATGCTCATGGGAGCATTGATAATATTCAGGACACCACTGAACGGGTTAAGGTTATACTGGACAACCTCAGCCATTTTGACTGCTGTTGAATTTGTTGTTTCGGAGTCAAAACCAGTGACGTTGTTGCAGCTGTCCATTAGGGCAGGGCTTGCCAGATTATATAGGGAAATGCTATCAACAGAGGCAACAGGAATACGTCTGAGATAAATTCTTGGGAATCTGTTTACGCTGTATTTTTCGGTTGTGTTTTGGAGCAGGAAATAACGATTGCAATACTTTTCAACCAGCCTTGTCGCAGACTCGATCATTGCCTCAACAGTTGCTGCTGGAGCATCTGCAAGACTTGGTGAGAACGTGATGACTTCATTTGTTGTGACAAGTACTTCGGCCATAAGCACCTCAATCCCCAACCCAAAGAGATGGACCGAAGTCCACCTCGATGGGCCGAAAGGTGGGGTTTATCAGTTCGTGCCCTTGACTTCAGGCAGGATAAAGTCAGGTTGAGCCACTGGCGTCATGTCAGCATTGTGCTTCAGGGCGACAACATAGGTCGTAGCACCGCTGGAAACCACAACACGCAGATAACGCTTGCTGGACAACGCTGCTGTAACCGCTGGTACACTGGAGTCCTTGCCTGGTCGGTTGACCGAGATAGCGAAGAACTTGTTCGCAGTGCCAGCAGCAGCAGTCGTGGAAAGTTGTAGAACAGACGTTCCCGCGGTTCCCGCAGTCACTACACCGTCCTTGTAGTAGGAGACGATCAGGTCTGTGAAATCGCCATCCGTTGTGGTGGCAGACTCCTGAACCTTCAGAGTGATCGTTCCAGATGTGCTGGAGAAATTGGCAAGGAATGTGACTGAGTCAAAACCCAGCATATCAACCGCATCGGACTTGGTAGAGGTGATGGCAAGGTGATCAACCTGTACCGCATTGAGGAGTTGGTTATTCACCATGGATTACGCACCTTTGATCTTGATGAACTTGTGGTATTGTTCCTGAACCAGTTGTCCACCCCAACGCAGACGGAACAGGTAAACACGACGGTTTTGAATTGCTTCAATCTCGTTCAGGACTCGGATGGTGAGGCCCAGACGGACTGGCATGAAGTAGCCTTCCAGAGACCCGAAGATCGCAGCATACGCATCGTTCGCCACATCAGGAGCAAACTGGCAGTAGCTGATCGGGAAACCGTCAATCTGGTCAGGGGTTGGCTCAACGATGCCTGGGTAAACCTGACCACGCTGGAAGAGGTATTCACCACCCGTTGCCTTAAGCAGGCTGATGGCTTTTGCGGACTTCTGATTCATGATGAAACTGAAGTTGCGTCGGGCATACTGGGGCAGGATCTCAAACCGCATGGACTTGACTGTGTCTGCGTCAAAAGCACCTGTTGAAGATGTCTTAACCCAGCCAGCCAGACCTGCTTTGGCAACACCGTTGGCATCGTCCGTAATGGAGCTCCAAAGACCACGGGGTTGACCAATCCCTGTACCGAAAGCGATGTGCTTCTCGAAGTGCAGATCCATCCAGCGTGACAGTTCTTGGTTGAGATAACCTTCGAGGTTAAATCCACTGTCTTCCAGAAGCGTATTGGAAAGGCTCATCCGGCCCATGTACTCATGAACAGGAATTTGCACTTCGCCAAATGTTGGCTCAGGGCTGGTAGCAGGATTGCCGCCTTCACCTGTCCACATCCCATTAATCGGGCTGGTATGGATATCATCACGATAGGTCGTGCGAAGCATATGGACACGGTTGCTACCAGTCGTGATCTGGCGAACACGTCCACGAAGAGTGGTCGGAGCAGGTTGCCGCTGGATCAGTTCGCTCAACATCTCTGGTGGTACGAAATAGCCAGCACCTTCATCAATACCCTCAACGAGAGTCTTGTAAGTGCGTGGATAGCTATTCTTGACCTTGTCTTCGCCGTAGTGCAGATAAGCCTTGAAGGCTTTTGAGTACTCTGGACGGGAGATCTTATCGACCTGCTTTTCAGTCAGACTACCAATTCCTTCATCCAGCATTTCGCCGTTTGAGGAAAGGGCTACAGAACCTGCCTGACGGACAGGAGCAGAGTAGGGCGTACCAACAGACTTGTTGGACAGATCTTTGTAGGAATCGAGGCTCAGGGAATCCAGAGCGTCTTCAGACTCAATCTTGCTCTTGAGAGCAGGAAGAATCTCGGTGGCGAGTTGCTTGAGTCGGGCAGATTGGTCTTCATTGCGGTCGTCATTGACCTGCAAAGCCTCGGCCTCAGCCAAGGCTGATTTAAATTCAGCGCGAAGTTTGGCAGATGCTGCCATAATGTTCACTCCTTGGATGCTAAAAACTGACGAAATGCGTCTAGCAGTTCCATTGTTGGATCTGGTTCAGAACTTTGGGTCGCTTCAGCATCCACAGCTTCGGCAACATCATCTTCCGCTTTCATCCCTGCTTCCTCCAGCAGGGACTCCAGCAGTTCGTAGGATATTTTGATCTGTTGACAGACCTGATTCAGGATCTCAACCGATGTCTTGGATAGTTTACGTCCAGCTTTGTAACTCAGAATTTCTGACTGTTCGTTCGCAGCAAGTGCAACAGGGGAGACTTCCAGAAGTTTTGCTCTCTTAACAATCCTTGCACCGTTCTCAGCACGCATTAACTCTTCTTCGGTGGGATTGTGGCCGACTGATGCCCAGTACTCCTGAACCTGCTTCTTTGACGAAAGTCTTTTGACCTGAAGTGGCAAAATGCCAACAGAAAGCTCTTTGACAACACCAGACGAGATCAGTTTGCGATCTTCCTGAGCCTTGGACGTGTCAACAAACTGAGCAACAAGGAAAAGCCCCTTGGAATCCTCGAAAAGCTCGACGGGCTTGCCTATCGGGTTGTTGTGGTCGTGTCCGACCCCACCGATAAAGCCTTTATTCAGGAATCTTGGGATGTCTGCCTTGTATGCACCTGGTGCAATAATATCGTTATGGTAATCCAGAAAATTGAATGTCGAAGCGTAACCAGAGAGACCACCGAAATCGGTTTGATCTACGGCTGGCACTGGTGCAAATTTGTAAACCAGAGACAAACTGTCTTCTGTCACTGCACACTCCTTACTGGACGCTGTTTTCCATACTCCATATTATCATGTACACATTGACATCTGCAAAACAATTATTTATCCGTCATTGCCATCGAACTTGATACTGACACTGCCTTTATGTAAATGTCATGAGTGTTATCCAAAAGCAATTGCTTGATTTGATGCCGGATTTCATCCAAAACCAGTTCATCACTTTCACACATCTCTTTATCAAGCACGTTCACCCATGCTTCAAGCAGCAGTTTGAGCTTGCCCTGATGGAGATGGAAAGCGGTGAACCCTGGATCATCCTCGAGGATGACTGGCGAATCATCAAACTTCTTAAGATCGTTCTCGCCGTCTGGTTGATCTGATGACATGACTGATTGATCCTATTGCAAGATGGACGGTTTCAAGAACAACGTAAGTCAGTACACCAAATCCGCAGACGATCAAAATGTCTTTCATGCGACATGTCTTTCAAGCGATTCTCGGTGCAGGATCTTGAGGATCATATGCAACCGCCATGACGGTGTAGGCATCAAAACCGCTGCCCTGAATGTTCTTCTCGCCGACGCTGCAATAACCTTTGCGTCCCCAAACGACATCCCAACTGTTTTGCATTCCAACCACCCAGTCACCTGTAGGCAGTTTCTTCATGTACATACCACCAGTGACCGCATGATTATGCCAGCCAGATCTATTCTGGGGACGGTCGTACTGATCCAGACTGTTGAAGCTGCTGTTGACAGGAACTGAGAAGTTAAACGGCATTCGCAGCTGGGCCGCTATGCACATTTCCCTGAAGTTGTTGATCCTGTAGCCAATTTCAATTTTGTATCTTTTAGCGTTCTCTCGGGCTGCTGACGGGATTCGGCTAGGGTTAATTGTGCCGTAAGGAACAAGACTGTCTTCGCATGTGCCACGGTTTTGAAGCTGAACTAATGCTTCTGCAATGACCGACCCTCGGTCCCATCCACCACACAGATCCGCATACACCATCCACCCGGACAAACCCGCATAGTCAAGGCCGGCGATATAACGGGCTATCTCAAGGCTGGATGCCGCAGCAAAGCCATTACACGCCCCATACCGCCCCTGATTCTTGATTTTAATGGGATAGGCTTGATCGTCTCTTAAATCAAACTCTTTCCACTCAGACTCAGGAATATCAGGCAGATTGCCACGAACAGGGATGAAAGTATCAGGTTGAGGAGCATGATTGCCGAGAAACGTCTCGGAACCATCTGGGAGGATCCATTTGTTGAGATTCATTTGAGACCCTCGTAGAAGATTGTCCAATCCATGGCGTCAGTGATTTTGCGGGAGGCGATGACCGAACCATCCTTATCCTGAGTGATCACCATCGGCAATCCAATTTGTTGAACAATCTGCTGGAAACCAAGCTCGGCTATATCCTGTTCGTTTGCCAAATAGGTGCGGTATTCAACGCCCAGCCTGTTAAAGACCAGTCTCGCTTGTGGATCAGTGCGAAATGATGCTCCAACAGAATCAGCAGGATCCACAATCAGGGAAACCCATGCGACCTTTCGGGATGGGACTGGTGGTGGATTTGGGGTTGGTGCTGGCCCAGGATTGGGATTTGGGGCTGGTGAATTGCCACGAATGACCGTGACAGAACCTGTTTCTTTACCAACAAAATACTGATTGCCTGCGTCCTGAAATACCCATGACTCTTCCTTAAGTGGGGGAACGGACTGCGACTGGATCACGCCTTGCGGGGCAGGTGGTGGTGGTATGGGTTGTGGGTCTTGCCCTGCAAAGATGACAGCAATGAATGGAATGATGTATTTCAAGGCGAGACCCACCCCTGTTCCTACTATGAAAACCTTAAGATTCGAGACCCAGTTGGCTTTTGATGGCAGCAATGACTGCTAACTGTGCCTCCTTCTGGATCTCGGCCCTTTGGGCCTCCAGTTGGGCAGCAGCATCGGCTTGAGCCTTAGATTTAGCATCAGAAACCAACTTATCAATCTGCGTCTGAATCTCTGGGTCCATCGTAATACCCCTCTAGCACGACAAAATACAGGAAGACGATCCATGTCAATGAAAATCCGACAATCACGCCAAGAATCACTCTCTTGGAACTTTCATCCCATGAATTGCCGTTGCGACACGTGTTTCTCGTGCCATCATGGCTGTTCTGACAGACTGCTCGTCAATCTGTACAGGTTGACCTGTGGCAAGCTGCTCTAATAGCTCCTTGATCACCTCAACGATGATGGGAGTGAGCAGTCTGATGATCAGTTGGGTCAGCATTAACGGCAACCCTTAAAGAGACGACAACCACCGAACAGGCGAAATGATTTACGGACTTTGACTTTGGCCTGAACAGCCACGGGCTGGGTTGCCACAATTTCGGGTGCTGTTTTGGTCGGTGCAGGGCATTGACCATTAACACAGGCTTGCTGAACGTAAACGATTGTCTCTACGAGCATTAGTCACCCCTCTGAATTGCCGAGGAATCCTCGGTAGTTGGATGTTCCCGAAACCAATTTCGGGAAGTCAGGATAAGGAAGAACCCCGCTGTCTCACGACAGTGGGGGAGGAACGGCGGCTAACGAACGTCAATTGTGTCTTCCCGTTCACCAGTCAATTGTGAACTCTTCGATGTCTCTTGATGGGTCGATGATGTCTGGTTCTTCTCTCTGAGACTCTTGATCACTGCCGCAATGGCATACAGAACCGCTGCAACACTGTAAAGCATCTCTGCCCATGACAGATCCACCTGAACAACATTCGCCTCGATCCACGATGTTGCCATGGCAACAGGACCTATGATCCAGCCCACATTCGGATTGAGATGATCGAACGTCTGTTGCATCAAAGATAGCCTCCGGCAATCTTCTGGGCGACCTGTGAGGTCTTTTGCTGACCCTGTGGCGACGGAAGACATCTTTGTACTTCCTTTTCATGTCTCTATTTTAACGTGTACGTACACCATCTCGCAAAAACTTTGATCCAATCTTTCGAGCGGTCAAAAGTCCTGCAAGTGCTGACAGTATCGGAACTACAATCTCAGGGTTTGGACCTGTGTAGATCGTGCCAGCGTTGGCAATCAAAGCATTAAGAATTTCAAGTGCGAATTGCGTTATGGTTGTTGCGCCTAGAGTGGCAAGGATAACCCTTTGAATCTCAGGTACATTGAGATAGCCTTCGACAGATGGAAGAGTTTTAAACTTTTCTGGCATCATCTCACCTGTGGAGCTTTGGGGTTGTAAATATAATCAGGGTTTTCCAAGTAGTATTTCAGGCTTGGCGGGTGCGGAAGTGGTCTGAACGAGTTCTTTGGCGCGTTGTTATAGATCTTCATGTCCCTTGACCATCGCTCCCGAGCCTTAATCAACGCCTCATCCTCTTTGGGGATCGGTGTTGGCTGTGGGATTGGCTTGGGAGGCTGTACAGGCTTTTCAGGGTTTGGCTGGTGCGGATCCCACACATAGTCAGGGTGAGCCATGTACCAGTCAACTGATGGTGGAGCCGGTGGCAGAAACCCTGTGGACATGGCCTCGGACTGATATTTCTTGTATCTCAGGCCATCCACGGCACGCCGGTTCATCGCATCGGCACGTCTCTTGGCATACTCAGGGTCGATTGGAGGTGGCCCCGGAGGTGTGACAGGAGTTGGTGTTGGCCTTGGAGCCGGAGTTGGTCTAACTCGGTTTCTGATCCAGTCCCAGATACTCATTGGCCTTGCTCCTTCTCAGTTGTTGCATTTTTTGCCATAACTGCCTTGGGTACGGTTAAACAATGTCCGCATGTCAGACCAACGCCAAACGCCACCGCTAATGTCATTTGGTTCACTTCCCAGATCGCTTCTGACCATGTCTGTTGACCGCTCTGCCATTTGATGAGATCCACAATCAGCAGCACAAAAGCCACTGTGATGAGGAACACAAAGTTCTTGGCGGCTTGCGAGAATGTCATATCGTTCCATTGCTGGGAAGGTTGCCGTTGTCAGGAGGAGCAGGCTGAGGCCACAGGGGCGGCAAACTGGCAAACCAATCATCTACTGTTGGCAATGGCGTCGTGCCGGCCTGAACACCTGCGATAAGATTGTCAAACTCAGTCCATACCATGTCTCGGTATGCTGCTGCCTGTGCCCCCTCATCCTTGTACAGGGTGATATTCGATAGGTTCCACGATGTAGCAGAGACGATCGTATCGTACTTTTTGACTGCAACCTGCTGATTGAGGTAACCGCTGATCCTGTCGCCGATCTCATTAATTCTGGCCGTGGCAAATGCAATTTGCTCTTCAGGAGTCAGGTCAGTGACATGCCATGTCTGAAAGACTTCTGCATCCCCTAGAGTCAGTGCTTCCGTGAGCTTCTGCGTCCTGTCGTCATATGCCGGTTTTTCGCTTGTGTGACATGGGAACCAGCCATAGGTCGCCACAATTTCGGGAGCCAACAAGTAAAAGTTGCTGATGTTGTCCCAGTTGCGTGGCAGTGCCTGCGGGCGGCCAATTACATTATCTTTGACTAGGCAGTATTGCATGTGTTAGCTCGCAGGAAATGGGCCGGTGGGAGGCGTGAAATTAGCGGTATAACGGGCGATACCCTTTGTGATGCGGGTGGGGCCGATGAGGCCGTTGAAGAACCTTGCATTTCGTGGGTAGTCTGTCCCAAACAGTAAGGCTCCGTCTGTAAAGCTGTTTGATGTTGTCCATGTGCTGCCGATCTGGCTGCCGTTTAGATACATTTTGACAGACGTGCCGGTTCTAACAACTGCTACGTGTGACCACTGATTCAACGTCCTTGTTGGGCCGATAATTTTGTTTCCAGCTTGATATACAACCCACTGAAGAGACGAGTTTAACCCTATTACAAACCCATTACCATTGGGAGAAGTTTCGTTAAGTCTAGAATCATACAAACTAAAAAGATTAGACCCGATTGGGTAAACCCACATCTCAACCGTAAAATCACCTGTGCCAAAATTAAAAACCGAATTCACCGCCGAGTCAATATAATCCCCGCTCCCATCAAATGACGCCACCGTGCCAAAAGTTGCATCGCTCACGATTTGAGCATCACCTACCGCTGTCACAGCAAGGGCATTCGGCGAGTCATCCTCAAAGGTTGTTGACCCCGGCGTGCCGTCCATGTTGAGGATGAGTGAGTTGCGTGGATCATAAGCAGGGTAACCCTGCACGACTGGAAACATGTCTTGAGAAGGTGTGAAATTGCTGGTGTATTCTGCCCATGGGGAGATGCGGAGAGGGCCGAGGAGGCCGTTGATCGTGTGTGCGGCATTGTCTGTGTTGCCACCAAGAGTTAATTGGCCTTGGGCAAAATTTGTTGAATTGGTTGCTGTGCCAATTTGTGCGCCGTCTAGAAACAAACGCATTGTTATACCGGATCTTGTGACGGCGTAATGATACCATTGCGTTGTGCTTAACGGTTGAGCAACCATCAGTAAACTAACCTGCCGGTTAGAAACGACCACGCTGTAAGCAGGAATGCCAAAATAACCAGAAGCACCCGTGTAATAAAGACTAAACCCGCCGGACACAGCCACATTTGGGCCAAACTGCATGTAGTTTGCATTAAAAGAATTGAAATTAAACCAGCCTTCCACGGTAAAATCGCCCGTGCCAAATGCAAATAAAGGGCTAGAAGCCGAGTTCAATCTGTCCCCGCTCCCATCAAAACTCGCAACACTCCCGAACGTCCCATCCGATACAATCTGGGCATTGCCATAAGGCGTAACTGCCAGAGCATTGGGGCTGGAATCATTGAAATTGCCGTCAAAGTTGAGAATCAACGACCGATAAGCGTAGTATGGATCTGTCGAAGGTATAACAATGCCTCCACCACCGCTCTGAACCGTTCTTTTTATGCCCAACAATCTCTTGGATATCACAGATTTTGCCCCGCCACAAAGATATCCCAAGTTGTGCCATCATCATCCGTATAAGCCACCAGCACATCTTTCTTGCCGTTTGTCGATGTCAATGTCGGTGCTGTACCGGATGGGAACTTGAATGACGCAGGCCATGTTACAGACCTTGCTGTACCGTCTGCTGTTAGCTCCAATGTCAACGATGTCACAACACCTGTAGGCACATTGGAGATCGTCAGAGTCGTGATATCTGCATTCAGCGATACGGCAAAGAAATTGGCTGCATTGAGGTCTAAAGTCAGGACGTTTGAAGCAATGCTTGGCGTTGCCTTTGTCTCTCTGACAGACTGCAACCGTGGCTTATCAATGATGTTGCCACCGAGAGACTGTGTGCCTGTAAAGGTGTTTGTGCTTAATGTGGCATAGCTACCGATGGGCTGGTACGTTGACGCTGCAGCAGATGTGGTCAGATAGCTGGAAAGACTGCTTGTTGTCGCATAGGTCGATGCAGCAGTTGAAATCGTCAGGTAGGTCGATGCAGCAGTTGAACTGGTTAAATACCCAGAAAGATCAGGCTTTCCCGTGAGATCCGCATAAGATCCTGATGTGGCAACCGTAGCAAGGCTTGGAAAGTCTGTGATCTGGCTGACCGTGTGGTTGTGTGCCGATGGTGCAAATGTAGCCGGAATGTTGGTTAAACTGGTGTACGAACCGTCAAACAATGTCGGCAGATTGGTTAAATCATTGTAACTACCCGATGTTGCAACTGCGGAAAAGGTGGGTTTACCTGTGATATTCGACCAAGTGAGATCGGCTGAAGTCGTGTAATTGCCAATAGGCTGATATGTCGATGATGCTGCACTTGTTGTCAAATAGACAGAGAGATCTGGCGTGCCTGAAAGGTCGGAATAAGCACCACTCGTGGCAACAGCAGATAGAGTTGGAGTTCCGGTCAGGTTTGCATAGGTAAAGTTTGCAGTAAGCAGATACCGACCATCGGCATAGCTCTTGATCAGGAAACTGTTGTTTGTCCACTCCTTGGCTGGTAATGCTGGCCCTGAAAAGTAAGTCTCTTTCATGTAAATGTCACGGGGAGAGATACCGATCCCACGACCGTAAGCCTCGCCAGCACCAAAGTTCAACGAGTAATTCGTGGACAGTGACATTTCTGGACGGGTTGCATCTGTCGTATTGGCATCTAACCCAATGCCGCCCCAAGTCCAGTTATAGATCCCCGTGTTAGGCTTAAGGATCCACTGAATATTGCCAAACTTCCCTGTGTTTGCCAGCCAGTCGTTTCGCACGGAGTTTGTGCTGTTTGCACCTGTAGCAGTCAGGGTCAATGCTGCATAATTAAACCCACTGATTGAGCTTTCCGAATAGCTGTATGTGCTGTTTGCCGTGCTGTTGTTAAGGTAATTCGTGTTGACACTGATTGTGCCGTTATTTACCGATACACCACTCCCAACAATCACTCCACCCAATGTGCTATTTGTGGCTTCAGGGAGAGTGTAGCTATTCACGCCACTCAAAACACCATTAGCAGTGATTGTCAGGTTATCTCCAACAATAATCCCGCCAAGGGTAGAGTTTGTAGCAGCAGGCAAAACATAGCTATTACCCGCACTTAGCACACCATCACCATCAATCGTCAGGTTGTCCCCGACCTTAACCCCGCCAAGAGTTATATCTGTTGCAATCGGTAATGTATAACCAGCACCTGGTATGCCTTGCTCACCCTGTGGACCCTGTGGGCCAACCGGACCTTGCGCTGCTGTTCTAACCTTGATCTGATAAGGATTGCCACCCGATACTTTGATCCGGTAATTAGCCACGAGTGATGACCTCCACCTTGCCAGTGATCGGGGTCCAATCGTAATCGCCCTGAGTGATTTGCAAGTACCAAGGTCTCGTCAAGTTCGCCAAGGAAGTCGTCTGAGTCTGATTCCACGTCACTTTGAGACTTCCATTGGCTGAATTTGCCGTATCAATCGCACCCATTACCGACAAATTGCCATTAATGATCGTGGCTGTGATATTGGCTGACGAGAGATTGACATACGTTGGGTTCAAGCAATCAGATGACGACTCAAACAACAGGTTCAAGACCAGATCATCTCCAGCCAAAACCCGAACGTCCAATGTCTCTGGGAGCAAATCAATCAGTGCCATAGCCAGCCGTTGCCTCAATGGTGGTCGATCCATCCGACTCCACACGCTCAAATTCCGCTAACCACTCTAGAAGATTCTTGTTGATCAGATTCTTGTCGATCCCAGACCGTGAAGGACTCAAAGCGTCGCTATTACGCTCACTCTCCAGTTTGGACCTCTCCTGATTATCTGCCGGAACCTTGACTGACCCCAAGTTTGACCCTTCAGGAACCTTCTGGTTCATTGGATTCACTACCGGATTCACTTCCGGCATCACTTCCGAACGGATCTTGTCTCTTGCCACACCCACCGAGTCTGCATCAGGGCTATCTGATTTGCCGTAGCCAACAATATCCCGAGACTCATTAAGAGAGAGAACTCCACCGCCGTATAGACGTATCGCCCTATTTGCTGCAATCTGCTCACGATCATCTAGCTCCTCAACAGGCGAATAATCAAAGCTGAACCGAATCCGACCATTACGCACTTCATCAGGGTCTTCAAAATCGACCAGTAACTGATGCGTCAACTCCTCAGCAAAGACCTTCTGTAGCGGGATCAGCCCATGCACATAAGCCGCCCTGATCGCTTCGGCATAACTGCCATACGCTCCGGACTTCTCAACATTCAAGCTCAAGACATCTGCATTCAAACCCATTGCCGACAGAACTGTTGCTGTTGCCATCTTGGGGATATCATTCAACCCCACTTCTTCCGGCGTCATTCCCAATTTCTGCAAGTCATATGGGCCAGTTAAGACAATCGGCTCATGCCGATTGTCACCTGTCATGGAATCCTTAAGTTTGCTCTTGATCGCCAAAGCATCATCTTCAGCAACTGTAAAATCACCCTTCGGGGTTGCAATCAGTCCTGGTACTGCAAAATTCCTTAGCAATGCTGCCGTATATGTGCTTGCCTCATTGAGAACAGCAATTTCCCGAACAACCGACTTCAAAGGAGTCCAACCGATCCGCTCCTGACCAAGGTCCATGTACCGACGCACATGAATCACTCTCTCGGGCGAAATCTCCAAGGATTCCCCATTGACCATATAACGCCAGCTTGTTAGGTATTCCGAACCATCCGTAGGGTATAACGGGCTAACCTGATCAGCCCTCCAGATCCGCAACTCCTTGGGATCACCCAATCCATCTGTCACCTTCTCGATCCAGCAGTTCCCGTAGCACAACAAATCCCGAACAAATGTGCCAACAAATGCCGCTTCGGAAACATAAGGATGAGGGCGTCTCAGGAGGTCCAGAGCCGGATGCCGGCGAAGAGGCTCCTCAATGCCATCGTCATCCACCCGCACAACCTGAAGCTCAGGAACCAGCCAGTTTCGACTTAGCCAGTCAATCCCTGAAGCCACTACTGCATTCTTCCACAATCCTGCCCGTAATGTCTCTGAATAGTCATAAGACGACCCAGGCATGTAAACGGTGTAAGGATTCCATCCACCTCCGCCACCACCCCATCCTCGATGGGGTGTGGGACCGCTGAACAATGCTTTGAAAGTGCTGTAGATGCTCATTCATCCATTGTAAAGTACACGTGTACACAGAGGCAAGGAAGAAGGTCTAAATAGTTACAGCAAAAGGAGAAAGTCTTTTTTCTTGTTTTTGATTTTTTTGTTTGTTGCCAGTGTGGGGGGTGCCGGTACACCTGGGGTCCGATCCTCTGAAAATCCGCGAAAATATGTCAGAAAATCCAAGTGTCCGATATCAGAACAGGCCCGCCAGAGCGGGCCTGAAGGATCATCTGAGAAGTAAACAGGCCCGCCAGAGCGGGCCTGAAGGATCCTCTGAGAAGTAAACAGGCCCGCCAGAGCGGGCCTGAAGGATCCTCTGGAAGTAAACAGGCCCGCCAGAGCGGGCCTGAAGGATCATCTGAGAAGTAAACAGGCCCGCCAGAGCGGGCCTGAAGGATCCTCTGGAAGTAAACAGGCCCGCCAGAGCGGGCCTGAAGGATCCTCTGGAAGTAAACAGGCCCGCCAGAGCGGGCCTGAAGGATCCTCTGGAAGTAAACAGGCCCGCCAGAGCGGGCCTGAAGGATCCTCTGGAAGTAAACAGGCCCGCCAGAGCGGGCCTGAAGGATCATCTGAGAAGTAAACAGGCCCGCCAGAGCGGGCCTGAAGGATCCTCTG